TCGGCTATATGCACTACATCATCGTAGTCTTGGAGACCGACCGAGCCAACGGTAAAGTCATTCGTCTGCTTCTCCGAGATCGCAAAATCGAATGCGATGATCACGTTCGCCTCCCGCACGCGGGGTAGCGCCCGGCGACGGAACTGATCCTTGGTGAAGTACATACCGTCATCAGGTACCGGGTTCTGCTGGTACAGCGCCGACCAGAACCGCTGGGCCAGCGTCTTCTTGATCCGGTGCAGCTTGAAAGCGTCGTAACGTGCTTCGTGTAGCGGGTCGCCCTTGGAGCGCAGGTATTTGAGCGCTTTGGTGTCGTGCCCCGCAGCGGCGGCAGCGAGCAGGGTGTCAGTCTCACCCTTGGTATTTACCGGGATGCGCACAATCAGATCAGTCTCAGTGTCCAGAAACTCGGCCTCTTCGGCGATCGCTGGATACTTGATAATCTCGAACTGGTCAGCATCCTCATCTTCCGCCATCGCCTGCTGGATACGCCCGGCTAGGTCATCGTCGTGCCACCACGTCTGGATAACCAGAACACCACCGCCCGGCGCGAGACGGGTATACGCCGTCGAGCCGTACCAGTCCCAAATGCTCTCCCGCGTGTTCGCACTGTCTGCCTCCTCCGCGTTTTTGATCGGATCGTCGATGATCAGTACGTGGGCACCTTTACCGGTGATACCCCCGCCGATACCGGCTGCCACATAGGCGCCGCGTTTACCGGCGATACCCCATTCCTCGGTCGACTGGTTATTCGGGTCGAGCAAAGTCTCAGGGAACACCGTCTGATAACTCTCATCCTGCAGCAAGAGCTTCACCCGGCGTGAAAACTGCATGGCCAGCGAGATGTTGTAGGAACACGCAATGATTTCGTGGTCTGGACGACGCCCCAGATGCCATGCAGGGAACGTCTTTGATGCGATTTCAGACTTCCCGTGGCGTGGAGGCATCAGTAGCATCAGGCGGGGGCTCTTACCGGCCTCTACGTCATCGGAAAAGCGCTCCAGACGCCGGCAAATGTCCTCATGCACCCACCCGGCCATGTATTTCGGGTTCATCCGCTGAATAAAAGGCAGCAAACGGCGCCGTGAGAGTACCCGCGACGCCAGTTCCGCCTTGAGTTTGGCCTGCTCACTCATCCTCATCATCCCCCAGCACCTCGGTGAACTCACCTTCAAGCGCGTTTGCGGTCTCCGTCTCGATCAGCTTGAGCAACTCCGCGTCGGACAGCTTGTTCAGGCGCTGCATCACCACGTTCCCGGTGATATTCACGTCGATCTGCTTCTTCACCGGCTCGTAGTAGCCACACATCTTCCCGACCTCACGCCACCCGGCGATCATCGCCGTCGGGTCCGCCTGAATCTTGGCCATCTCGACGGCTTCGAGCAGCCCTTCCATCACTTTCTGCCGCGTCATCCCCACCGCAGCCGCGTAGGCCTCTTTCTCCCGGTGGTAAATCTTCAGGATGGCCGGGTCTTTCGCCAGTCGGTACGCATAAGTACCGCCGTCGTTATAGCCGGCACGGATCGCGGCACTCAGGATCGTCTCGCCCTGCGCCCAGAGCTTTACGAACTCCTTCATTCTGGATGTGAGCGGTCGGTCTGGATTGGCTTCGGCGACTCCGGCGTACCCGCTTGTGTTGGGCGCGCTCGCGCGCAGGGCTGCCACTCGTGCTGCCTTGGTTTCCTCGGTCGCGTTCGTACCGCGTTTGCCCTGTTGTGCCATATGTCGATTATAGGTCGAAGTTAGATCGGAAAAATTTTAGCAAAATTTTTCGGGGTCGATCGGAAAAAGAGGGTGGGGGTACTTCGGACTTGTTTCTGGGGCCAGAGAAAAACAATTTATATAGTTCTTGGGTAATTCGTCAAAAAACGATTTATATAGTTCTTGGGTAATTTGTCAAAAATTGCTTGGTTACGTGGGGTGGAGCCTCTCTCCCCTCTCCGCCCCGGCCTGGCGGCCGGTTCGGATTCGGGTTCGCCGTGGACGAAAAAGGATGCTTACCCCCCAACCCCAACCCCAAAACCAAACCCAACCCCAACCCCAAAACCAAACCCAACCCCGGTACAGCGAATGATCTATCTCTCTGCGTTCGATAGATTGATGTCTTTGTTAGTGCGGCAATCTTGCCCAATTTATTACGGAGTAGTGAACATGAACGCAGCACAACTGGAACAAGCCCGTGTAATAGCAGAGGAACGGATGGCAGCCGGGGAACCTCTAGGCACGCTAGTACACATACTGCACTACCCACTCGGTCATGAGCTAGCCGAAGACGGGATCATGGGGCTCAGTACAGGTCTGCCCCCGGATACAGACTCGATCCTTCAGGACGCTTCGTCCGCATACTACACGCTGATAGAGCTAGCGGAGCTAACCGACCGCTAGGGATTAAGTCCCAGATCGCGCCAGCGATCTGGGGCGTTGTCTTTTGCTTGTGTTACCAACGAACAAAGGAATAGAAATGAAATCCGCTGAATACACCATCGAGCGCATGCGACCTACAGAGCACTCGGCAGAATCGTGGGATTCGTTGTTTGGCTGCGCTGATGAAGACCGACGCGACTACAAGCTCATGTACAAAGGCCGTGCGCTCGAAACCGAGCTTACCTTCAAGGAAGCGCATGAGTGGAAGACACACTACGAGGCGGAAGACGCCTACGAGCGGGAAGAAGCCGAGCGGTACGAGCAGTACCCAGAGAGCTTCGTCAGGCTCTGAAACACTTTTCGCCCCAGCTCGCTGACGCTCGCTGGGGCGTTGTCTTTTGTTATGCGGCAATCTTGCCAAATTTATTAAGGAGTAGTGACTATGCAGTTGCCGAAAACGAACAACCCGTACTGGTTTAAAGACAACGCCAAGGCCAGCCGTGCCAACAAGTTTATCGGTGTTGGCGCACCGGGCAGTTCGACTGCGGTGTACGCCGCTGGGCTGCCGAAAGAGGTGGTCAACTGCGGGCAATACACGCCGACAGACATAGTGTTTGTGTCCGTAAATGGCGCACGCAAGAACCGCCGGTTATTCGACCAGCTCGAAGTAGGGCTGGCCATCGAAGCCGGTGCAGCGATCGTCACAGACAGCTGGGCGGACCGCTACCGCGAATTCAATATCGGTGAGCGAGAGCTTGCCAAGTTCTTAGAAGAAGCCGATTACGAAGAGCTTGGCGGCTTTTGGACTCCGAAGCCGTAAGCATTAAGCCCCCAGATCGCTGGCGCGATCTGGGGATGTTGTCTTTTGTTTGTGTTACCAACGAGCAAAGGAATAGATATGTACACCGTTTTGGATCACGCCGAGGCGTTTGACGTTATTGTGCATCATGCGCATAGGTCGCACACGCACACATACATCGGGTTCCCGCGGGATGCTTGTCTGGGTCTCGCCCTAACGGATGCGTTGTACGACGGTCCGTGCCACATCATAGATATCGAAGTAAGAGACGCCTACATCGAAGTGGTGCAGGACTTCGATGGAGCTGCGCTCGCGGCTGGTCAGGCGACCGCAACGGACATAGCACTCATGTCCGTGAGCGGCGAAACGACCGTCGCTGATAGTGATACGGATCGCTATCGAGCTTTCAACCTCAGCCTCTGAACTCTGCCCCAGATCGCGTCAGCGATCTGGGGCTGTTGTCTTTTTTAATGCGGCAATTTTGCCAACACTTTTAGGAGTAGCAACCATGGCTAAAAACGAAACGTTGACTATTGAGCAACTGCAACAACAGGTAGCTGCGTTGAAACAGCAGCACGGGGATGTTGCACCGATATTGGCAGCGCAACGTCATCGTGAGGCGATTGCTCGTGGTGCAGTCGCAGCAGCGAGCGGTGCAGTCACTGCTGGCCGGTACTTGCGTACGTTGTTTGCAGGTGCTCCGAAATCGGACTCCGAGCGAATGGAAGAATTATTGAAAGAGCTCGCTGAATTGCGGAGGCTCGAACAATGAACGTCTTCCTCATCAACGCCGAGTGGATGTTCACCGGCGTTGTCGTTTGGCTCGGTTTCTTGTTCGTGTTCTTCAAACTGCCCAGCAATTTGAAGCGCTGGTTAGTGCAGCATTCATTGATCACGGACCTGCTCGTGACCGGTGTGATGTTCATGCTCCATTGGGGAACATTAACAGGGACGATGGCAGCGACGCTCGCCGGAATCCTCACTGCCATCTTCACAACGATGGCAAAACCTTTCTACAAAGGAGTCAATCATGGAAATCATTGAAATGACTTTGGTCGAGGTGCAAGAACTCTGCGCCAAAGACGAACAGTTCCGCCACGAGTTCGAGAAGTGGTGGAACGCTTTCAAGCGGAGGCACAACATTGCTACGCTTCATCATTGACATCACCGCGTTGATTATCTTCGGAGGCTTAGGCCTCGCGTTTATAGGAGCCGTAACAGCATGCAAAACCAATACACCGCAGAATTCTGCGCCCTCACCGAAGCCGTCGAATCCCGCTACACCGACGACGGCTTCGGTGATCCCCTCGAACAACTCCTCGCGTACGAGGATCAGTTCGACACCTCGGCCTTTAAGGCTGAAGTAACGCAATACATCATTGCGAACTAATTCTGCCCCAGATCGCTAACGCGATCTGGGGCGTTGTCTTTTTTGGTGTGGCGCTTTTGCCTAACTTTGATAAGGAAACAATCATGGATCGTACAATCGCTATCGGCGCGCACACCGGTGAAGATATCCCCTTCGTGACCACACACGTTTTAGACGTGGTAGGCCGGTTGAGCGCCATCGACCCGTTTCGGGCGTTTATTGCGGCAAACGTGATCACAAACAGTCTGGGCTACATCAGCCTGAACGCCAACTTGTGGGACATGCGCAAGAATGCGCAGACCCGCAAGCTGGAATCGCAGGCAGACGAGCTGG